TAACTGTTTGGCGATAGTAGTCTGAGATATCCGATTGGTCTGAGCCAGTTTAAAAAGCTCGTGTTGATTACAATGTTCGGAGTAGCCAAAAAGATAAAGGGGGAAAATTAATTCCCCCTTTTTTTATATCTAAAGGAGGAGTTATGAGAGATAACCCAGACGAAAAAATAATTGAAGATTGGGAGTGCAGTACACAATCAAATCCAGTAATAGATAAAGATAAATTAATAAGTCATATTATTGGTTGGCTAAATAGTAATATTGATAAAAACAACTTTGAGGACTATCCAGAATTTCAAGAAATGTTGGCACAAGATAGTGCTGATCTAAAAGAAAAAATAGAATTATTTATGGAAGGAGTTGATGAATTTTAGTTTAGCTTGGAAGTTTAGTTTAGCTTGGAAGTTTAGTTTAGCTTGGAAGTTTAGTTTAGTGAGAAAGGACTAAGAATGACAGAAATTAGCAAAGATAAGGTCGTACAGAAATTAGCTGAAATGTTTGAGGAAGAATGGTACACAAACAAAAGCGAATATCAAGATGAAGATGGGAACGAAACCAAAGAGTTCAAGGAACTTACAAGAATAGAACTTGTGGTCAATAAAATGATAATTAAGTATTACGGAGGTAAACAATGAATAAAATGAAATTAAACAAAGACATTACTGATAGTGGCTTGTCCAATGCATTTAAAATGAGAGTGGCAACCTCTAATTTAAAATTAGCAAAATTTATTGGAAGAAAGGTTCACTACAAGAAGGAACTACTAACGAAGGAATTTGTCCGAGAAAATGGAACCATAACCCAGAGTGAAATATTTCACATAGGAATGGTTCAAAAAGATTATCAAGGCAATGACTGTCTAAGGGGTTTTGCGACATCATATGATGATGACTTTGGTCGTTGCATTATCCCAGATCATATTGAACTTGAGGAGGAAGTATGAAAAAGTACAGAGTTACACAGACATATACTGCACAAGACATTTGGTATGAAGTTGAAGCTGAATCCAAAGAGAAAGCAATACTCAAGATAGGTGAGTTACCCGTTGATGAGCAAAATAGTGAAGATACTGAAACAGAAGTGGAGGAAGTATGATTAAAAAACTATTAAGATTATTTAAGAAAAAAAGAAAGCCAAGTTTAGTGTGGCTTCACATAATGAATAACCAATACAGAGGAGTGATTGGCACGGGAAGAACACGCAAACATTTAATTAAGGGGGAGGACACATGGAAAAGATGAGGAGGTTGCACAATGATTGATAGAATAATGGATAATAGAGATAGTATTTTTGGTGATGAGAAAGTGCAAAACTATTGTATGGACTGCCATAATGTATCTTATTTGTATGGCGAACGAGAACCAGATAATCCAAATTATGATAGTGATGGAATTGCAGATGATGAATCACAAGTGGTTTGCCCTAAATGTGAAAGTACCTATTATTATTTTGCCACCGATGAAGAAATAAAGAAATATGGAGAGGGTTAATAGCCCTCTTTTTTTTGCTCAATTTCAGGAACTTCAACAAAGTCAGCGTCTATAATATCCCCATATAATTTGCGTATATCTTTTAATCTTGATTGAACCTGATCCAAACTCATAGTGTCTATGGAGTTTATCGTGTGGATATTTTGTGTATGGTTATAGTATCCCGCAGCCTGACCCCTATTCTTTTCTGCCTGAACAGAGGCAGACCAAGCCTTGTCTTCTTGGGCAGCCCTAGATAAATCATCTAATCTTTTTACATGGCGATTAAAAGTAACTTCAGTTTTGCGTACCATTTCTTTTTTTAATTCGTCTACATATCTAACAATTTCAGGGTGTTTGTGGACATTTAGTAATTCAGAGGCAGTTGTTCTTGCTCTATTAACAGCATATCCAGCCCGTCTTGCCGCTTCTGTGGGAGTGATAGCACCATCTTCCCTTACCAATTCATTGACAAACTTAATTTGTTTTATAGTTAATCTTTTATTCATACATTTAGTTTAGTGCAGTTTAGCTTGCTTTATTTATTTTATATAGTTGTTTAAAAAGTTAAATACAAATAGTTTTTGCGGTTACTTAATGACAAGGCAGGTAACCGTAAGTAACTGTATAAGTAACCTATATTATTGTTATATTTCATTGAGTTAAGTGTTTCGGTTACTTGGTTACTTCAAATTGAAAAGTTTTTATAAAAAATAATTAACTAAAAACTTTTAAAACATCTTACTATTCTAAAAAAAACTTTGGATCTTCCGTCAGTGGTTGCATAATTTTACGCAAAACATCAACCCCCTGGGCGCGAACCGTGTTCCATTCTTCCCGTGTAAAGCTACGATCATGCTTGTCATTCCAAAATTTTACAGAAATCATGCCACATTTTAGACACTCGTGAATTTTTCGAACAGGACTATCGGGCAATCGAATGCTCATAGGTCTCCTTTGTTAAGTTCGTGTGGGATTTTAAGTTATTTTACAGGAAAAGTAAATAAAAAAGGGCCGGAGAGGCTAAAAACCGGCCCTTTCTGCACACAGTGGTTTAACGGGTATATACCGTGTAAAGGGAATTGAGACCCCGAACCACCATCGTTTTCATTTCACAACTAAACATGACTGTGCAACCATCGATCTATGATCTCTATCCCGTCTCTTCAACTACTTCTCCCTGTGATTCACAGGTTCCGCATTGTTCTATTACTTCTTCCGCCTCAAATTTAAGTTTAATGTACCCGTTACCGTGACAGTCGGGACATATTTGGGTCGGTTGGGTGGTATAAAGCGCTCTTTTCATTCTTCCTCCTGTTGTAGCATCGGATGCAAAACACCTTATGGTTTGCCTCCCTCGATCTTTCCTCTTTAAGGTTCTCCCTGAGGTATTCCCTTTCACAATCCTCGCACGGTTGTATTCTATCCTCATCAAACATTGAATTTATTGTCATATCTCCTCCATATGATATTATTTAACCTGTCCCACTTGTGACGGTTAATAATATCCTGTTTAGTCCGGGGTTCACGAAGCGCGGACAGGGCCGCCTTGGCCTTGGCCTTCCGCAACCGGTCCTCTAAAGACAGTTTCTTCATTTTACTCCTCAATGTGATAAGCGTTTTCAACATAAGTTTTTATAGCTTGCCTAACATCCTCAAGGTTTGTGCCTGATGCAAATACTTCGCTATCATAATTATCCCAAGCGAGATAAATTCCATTGCTGCTTTCAGTAATGCTTAGCCTGTCGTTTATTTTTATTTCTTCCGTGTAGTATAGGCACATTTTATTAGTCTTCATTCATCCCTCGCCCTGTACCATTCTTTCATGTTCTTCGTTTGTTCGGCAAACATTTTGCCAAATTTTTCTCGGGCGTATATATACCCGGCGGTCCCGCTTAGGACAGCCACGCATATAATGGCGATCAAATGCCAAAAATGAAACATCATGCGTCCCCCTCTGTTTTACAGAAAGCTAAGTATTGCTCATCAATATTATCTTTCCCCAGTCTCCATTGAACCATCGACCAAACCTCGATGTGCCGTGGACCGTGCTTCTCTATAAATTCCTGAGCGGTAAGGACTTCGGCGTCCTCTTCCATGCTCATCATCCATGCCTTGACTTTACCCATTGGCTTTCTCCTCCAGTCTAACAGATTTAAAATATTCTTCAGGGGTAAGGGAGAGTTCCCCGTCCACATATTTTTTCTCAAAATATTTGTGCTCATGCACCAGATATTCAATCGTTCGGCTGACCGAACGCATCTCTTTGTGAGCCAGTTGATTTAATTTTTTCCATGTCCCGATACCTATCGTGACGGATTTGTATTTACTTGTGTCCATTATCGTCCTTTGTTAATTGCATTATTTTTTCATTAGTTGAATCATCAATGTAATATGTGAAACCATTAAGATTTATGTAGACAACATCTTCTGCAACTACATCAATCCTCATTTTTCCAATACCTATTTCAGTTCTTTCCATTTTTATTCCTTTCTTTTAAGTTATTATATAAGCATATAAAAGATTATGTCAACCACTGTTTAAAGTCTTCTCCCAATACCGTACTTGCTATGTTAATTTTATTGCGCAAAGCCTTGACAATTCTCTCATCGACAGTCTTCTCGGCAATCAAATCAATGTATGTAACGTTGTTCTTTTGGCCGATCCGGTGCGCGCGGTCCTCGGATTGTATGCGCTTTTCCAGATCATAGTTATTGGAGTAATAAACAACGGTACTGGCAGCCGTCAGTGTGAGCCCATAGCCCGCCGTTTGTTGGTTGCCTACAAAGAAACGCAAGGATGACTTGGGATCCTGAAACTTAAGGACAATGTCCTGGCGCTCGCTATCGGGTGTATCACCGTAGTAGGTGGCCACTGTTTCACTGCCGTACTTTGTTTTAATTGTATCATAGATTGTGCGTATGTCTTGGCGGTAGTTGGCCCAGATAATAACCTTGCCGGATATGAATCCCGTACCGCCCACCGCTTCTTCCAAAATATCCATCAACTCAGTGATCCGGTTGTTTTTAAATATTTTCGTTTCACCGCTTTCCATAATCAAATGACCACAGCTTATCTGGTGCAGCCTTAATAACTGCGTCATGACAGTGGAGGCGGTAAGCACTTCCCCGTTATCAAACATGGTCAGGGCATAGGCCTTCATTTCAGCGTATGCTTTTTTTTGTTCGTCCGTTAGATCAACCTGTCTTTTTGTATAAATCTTTTCCGGCAAATCTAAACACTCAGTCTTTAGGACACGGTACGAATGGGGCTTAAGCAGTCCTGATAACTCCTCAAGATTTTTATATCCCACAACTTTATTAAAAATATGCGTACCCACGTTTGTTTTTACTTGGATGGCATACCTGTTCTTGAAACTATAATAAGAGGAGTGGCCCAAGATCGCAGGATCAAGAAACTCACACTGTGAAAACAAATCAATAGGATCTTTGGTAACGGGCGAGCCCGTTAGTATTCTTCTGTACTTTGCAAGCGTGCTTAACTTCAGGGCGTTCTTTGTTCTAATGGCTTTAGGATTTTTAATGGTAGTGCTTTCATCGATGGCGAGCAGAGCTCTGTGCCCGTTAAGAAACCGTTCAGCGATCCGCGCGCCCTTGGTCGTATGCAACGCTTCCACGTTCATTAAAAAAATGTCAAGCGTCAGGTCCTTTGGATCCTTAATAATGCTTTCCAACAGTTCTTTTTCCAGTTTGTTGGGGGTAGGCGTCCAGGCAACCGTGAAGTCTTCAATGTGATTGGGTAAATGAATGGGGATCTCCTGGCGCTGCCAGTTACGGTATACTCCCTTTGGAGCGATGATCAAGGCGCCGTTAATTTTTCCCCTATCATATAACATGGACATATTATCGATAAGAACTTTCGATTTTCCTGTGCCCATTTCCATGAAATAAGCGTAGTTTTCTTGTGACCATGACTTTTGCAAGGCCGTAATTTGGTGCGCATAAGGCACGGTTTTAAATGGATAATCCATATATTCTCTCCTTCTGTTAATATTCTTTCTAAGTTTTTTATTTAACACTTGCATTTTTAAAAAGCAATAACTATATGTGAACAAAGAAAGCTTATGACAGTTTTTGTAGTACAGGAAAAAATAGGTGTCGATATCACAGATGCTTTACGCTTTGGAGAATTTGAAAATCTTCTCCCACGCAAGGATCAACTGATGATCAGCTCCCAGCCCGTAGTGCATTCACTGAAGAAAAAATTAAAAGATTTTTCTGATGAAGATTATATCTTGTGTCTAGGTGATCCATCTATTATAGCTACTGTCGCTGTTGTTGCGGCGACCATGAACCGTAATAGATTTAAAATGCTGAAGTGGGATCGTAAACTAAACAAATACTATCCCGTGGAGGTTGATATAAATTAAGTATTAATAAGAGGAGAAAGTAATATGACGTCACTGTTTGAAGATTCGAAGAAAGCCATCCAAGAACTTGAGGGTTCGGGCGATGATAGATTAAAAGCTGTTGGTACTTTTTGTGAGCAGTTAGAAACTGTTAGAACTAAAATTGCTGATAGAAAATCAGAACTAAAAAAATTAGAAGAACAAGAATTTACATTAGAAAATGAATCAATCCCAACCTTACTAGATGAGATAGGAATGAAAGCCGTTACCTTAAGTTCCGGCTCGAAGGTAGAGATACAAGAGGTGTATAAGGCTCACATAAGTGAGGCCAATAAACCTGAAGCGTTTATGTGGCTTAGGGATAATGGGTTTGACGATATTATTAAAAATGATATTGTCTGTAGTTTTGGTAGAGGCGAAGAAGACAATGCTTCTGAATTGTATCAGCGATTACGTACTGAGGGGCAGGCCCCAATTCAGAAGAGCGGTGTTCATGCTTCTACTCTAAAAGCATTTGTCAAAGAGCAGATCCAAAAAGGCGCGGATCTTCCCCAAGATAAATTTGGTGTCTATGTAACCAACAAAGTGAAAATTACATAGTGAAACTTGAAATGAAAAGGAATAGATATGACAAAGAATGTTGTAACTAAAAAGAAGACTAATGGGCAAGTTGCACAACTTGCTTCTTTCGATACCTTTAAATCTATGGGCTTTGAATCAATCGATGCTCAGGATTATGCAACGCCAAGACTTAAGGTCTTAATGGCATTGTCACCAGAGGTAGCGGATGAGACTGTCGCAGGTGCTAAACCTGGGATGATCTACAATAATGTCACGGAACAGTTGTATGATGGGGAAAAAGGTATCCTCGTTATGCCATGTGGTTTTGCAAGAGAGTATGTAGAATGGAATAATATAGGCACAGGTAGTAATGCACCTGTGAATGTGTATCCGGCTACATCAGATATTCTTTCGCAGACTACTCGTGACGCTCATAATAAAGATAGACTAGAGAATGGCAACTATATTGAAACGTGCGCCAATCACTTTGTCTATGTTGTTAATGAAGGAGGACAGTCATCGAACGGTATGTTGGGTAGTCCTTGCGTTATCACTCTTAAATCAACGGGATACAAACGTAGTAAGAAATTTAATTCTCTTATTCGTTCCGTGGTCCCTGCTGAGTGGCCTATGTTCTCTGGTTTATTCAGAGTTACTAGTACAAAACAAAAGAATGATAAGGGCACGTGGCATACATTTGATTTCGGCTTTGAGAGATTACTCGATCAAGGCAATGAAAAGGACATTGCTCTCTTCACTGCAGCAAAAACTTTTGCTGAAACAGTAAGTAAAGGGGAGGCCAAGGTTTCTCAAGAACGTGCTGAGGGCAGTGCGACCGATACGGCAGACTCTAGAGTTCCGTATTAGGGCATAAAGTGGGGGCGGTAACTAATTTGCCGCCCTCATTTAATTTAACAACGAAAGTTATTATGAGTGTAGAAAAATTTAAAGAAGTTTTTTCCGGTTTAGAAAGAGCACACGGTGTATATGTACCGGGCGAAGTAAATGATAGTGGCAAACGTGGGGGTAAGGCCTTTATAAAAAAAGAACCCGTTACGCCTCAGCATTGGATAGATCATATAGAAGGAAAAGATCCTAGTCTTGGTATTGTTCCCATCATGGATGATGCAACCTGTAGATGGGGGTGTATTGATATAGATACCTATCCTTTAGATCATAAAAAATTAATTAAAAGCATAGAGAAATTAAAATTACCTTTGATTGCGTGTCGATCAAAGAGTGGCGGCGCTCATTTATTTTTATTTATAGACGGTGTTATATCTGCTAAATTCATGCGTTCAAAATTAATTAATTTTTCTGCTTTGTTAGGTCACGCCGATTGTGAAATATTTCCTAAACAAATAGAATTACAAGCAGATCGTGGGGATACAGGAAACTTTTTAAATCTTCCTTATCATAACGGCGATGAAACAATGCGCTATGCATTTGATATTAAAGGAGAATCTTTATTGCTAGATGGGTTTCTTTCTTTTGTAGATGAAAGAAAAATAACAGAAGAAAATTTAAAAAAATTTAAAACAAAAAAATTTAAAACAGTGGAGGAATTAGAAGATGGTCCTCCTTGTTTACGAACATTAATTAGTGTGGGGGTTGAAGAGGGAGGAAGAGATGAGGTGCTGTATCAATATACAGTTTATGCAAGAAAAAAATGGCCTGAAAACTGGCAAGATAAAATTTCTGAATTTAATTTTAAATATATGAAGCCTCCACTTGGGCATGCTCAAGTTACCAAAACTATAAATCAACATGAAAAAAAAGATTACACAAGGTACAAATGTAAAGTTCCTCCAATGAATGGCCGTTGTGAAGCAGCAAAATGTCAATTAAAAAAATTTGGAATAGGAGGAGATTATGAAAGTAGGTTTTCTGATTTACAAAAATGGGGTAAAGATGACCCTGTTTGGTTTTTAAATTTTGAAGAGCATAGATTAGCAATTGACACGGATACTTTATTTGAACAAAAAAAGTTTAGAAAAAAATGTATGGACTCTTTAACTCAGCTTCCTAATAAATTAACGGAAGATGCTTGGACGTTAAAAATACAATCTCTTTTACAAGATTGTGATGAGATTGAAACTCCTGAAGAAATAACTAAGTATGGGCAGCTTGATTCTTATTTATATTCTTTTATTTATGATCAAGGTGTATCGGAGAGAGAAGAAGAGATAGCAATTGAAATGCCGTGGGAAAGTGAAGGAAAAATTTATTTTCAACCCAAGACCTTAAAAGAATATTTAAATAAGAAAAGATTTGTTGCACTGACTCAAACGGAAATACATGCACATGTCATGAAAGATTTAAACGGGGGATCTTTTAGAAAAAAAGTTAAAGGAGTTACTTATTATTTATGGTATGTACCTTCTAGTCCTCCCCCTTTAAAGGAGTTGCCGATACCTGATATGAAAAAAAAGGAGGCTTATTAAAGCCATGATGAATATTATTTTCGGCCCACCAGGTACAGGAAAGACAACCGAACTTTTAGATATTGTAGAGAAGGGATTAGCTAAAGGTTTCGAACCAAATGAAATTGGCTACTTTGCTTACACCCGCAAGGCAGCAACGGAAGCTATTACTCGTGCCGTGGACCGGTTTCCGCAGTATGATAAAAAAGATTTTAAATACTTTAGAACATTACATAGTTTAGCGTACAGAGAATTAGGTTTGAATGATTCCTCTTTAATGGATGATAATGATTACAAAGAAGTATCTGATTTATTAAATGTAAAATTATCTAACCCCGCAAATAAATATGATAATTATGGAATGGGTTGGCAAGATGATAAGTTTATTAATATTATAGATCTTGCACGGATCAAAGACGTTAGTTTAGAACATCAATTCTGTCAGCCACAGACCGGACATTTGCCTGGGGGTATTTTAAAGTTACGTAAAATAGGATTGGGATTAGAGAAATATAAAAAACAAAATGGCTTCCTGGACTTCACTGATATGATCTTAGAGTTTATTAAACGTAATGTATCTCCTAAATTTCGTTTACTTATTATAGATGAGGCGCAAGATCTTAGCGCAATTCAATGGAATATGGTAGACATTTTATCTAAAAATGCTACTCATACCTATATTGCCGGAGATGATGATCAAGCTATATTTGAATGGGCGGGCGCACACCCGTGGCGCTTTAAACAACAGAAAGGAAATAGAATTATTTTAAATCAATCGTACCGTGTACCGTTAGCCGTGCAACAGCGGGCAAATTCTGTAATAGGCCGTATAGGACACAACCACCGAGTACAAAAAGAATGGGGGGCTACAGAGAGAGAAGGGGTATTAAAACTTCAAACCAATCCCTATCGTAATATAGATTTCTTAAAAGATGATTGGCTAATTTTAGCACGAACAAATTATATATTAGACAAAGTGGAAGAAGAATTAAAAACGCGGGGGATATTTTATCAACGACACAATTCTAAATCCGTGAGTGATCGTCTACTCCTAGCTATTAATAGTTGGACTAAACTTACACGCAACCGGTCTATTACATTAGAAGGCGTAAAGGCCATGTATCATTATATGAATGTAGATACAGGAGTAAAGTATGGATTCAAAACAATGCCACGGGCCAGTGAAGATAAAGAATATACCCATGGGGATTTAATAGATAATCACGGATTACTTTTACCCCAGACTATGCAATGGGATGTAGCGTTAGATCGTATATCTCCAACAAGACTGGCTTATTTATTGGCTTCATTAAGACGAAATCAAAATTTAAACCATGAAGCAAAAGTTAAACTCTCTACTATTCATGGATCAAAAGGCGGGGAAGCAAGCAATGTATTATTATTTTCTCAGTTATCCCACCGTGTTGATGAGGGGTATAGAAAAAATAGGGATGCAGAACGCCGGGTCTTCTATGTGGGAATGACACGAGCAAAAAATGAATTGCACATGGTGCGTTCAGAAAATGATAAAGAGTTTTCAGAAATGTTTTGGAGGGTGTAATGAGAACAAGAGATTATTTAGACAAGGCTATCAAAGTTGTAACGGGACAAAGACAACATGATTATGGGAATAAATATGAGAACCATAAAAACATCGCAGACTTATGGAGTGCTTATTTAGAAACAGAAATATCGCCTCATGATGTGGCAATATGTATGCTCCTTGTAAAAGTAGCACGACTGAAACACAGAAAGACGGAAGACTGTTACGTAGACATGGCGGGATACGCGGCAATCGCAGGGGAAATACAGGATAAAGAATGAAAAAAACAACAATAAGAAGCAAGGATGGAAAACGAACAGTGGGAATGTATCCTGAAAGCTGTCGAGAAATTACTTTTAAGTATAATGATTTTTATAACGAAGAAAAAGATAGGTATGGATGGCCCGAGGACTCCCATTTATTACTTTCTCCTACAAGAATACTTGATGGCACAAAAGATAAAGCTGGACTGGAGGCTTGGAGAAAAAGAGTGGGGGAAGAAGAAGCTAACCGAATTACTGAAGAAGGAATAAGCATTGGAAAAAGTATGCACAAATATCTGGAAAATTCTATTTGGAAATTTTGCATTAATTGGAGGCTTGGTGATGAATGGAAATCAAAATATGCAAACTATCCTCCCCTTGTCAATCCCGCATACCACCCCTACGCTGAGCTCGCAACTAAGATGGGAAATATAATATTGGAAAAAGGATTAAAGGATCGCTTGGAATGGGTCTACGGAGTAGAAGCTCATATTTATTACAGCATTTATTTCCGGGGCGTTATTGATCTCGTGGGAGTTTATGAAGGGGAAGAAGCCATTGTTGATTTTAAAACAAAAAAACAAATGCCTAAAGAAGAATGGACCGAGGATTGGAAAATGCAAGTGGCGGCATACGGAATGGCTCATAATTTACAATGTAGAACTAACATTAAAAAAGGAGTTATCTTGATAGTCACACGTGAAGAAGAATTTAAGCGCATTATTATTGAGGGGGAGGAATGGAATATGTATTATGAAAGGTTTTGTGAAAGGCTAAGTGATTTTATCGCCACTGATAGAGATGTAAAACACAGGGAATATAAGTGGGCGCAGCTGCGATATGATGAAATTCAAAAAACCATAAAGGAAATAAAATAGGAGGCCTATGCAGATACCCTTATTTCAAACTAAAATTGAATGGCTCCCTCCGGAAAGGATACCTGATTTAAGCGAAGCAAAAGAAATTGCCATTGATTTAGAAACAAGAGACTCGGGATTGAGTGAAAAAATAGGGCCTGGTTGGGCCGTGAGTAATGGTTATGTTATTGGCGTAGCTATAGCTGTTGAAGGGTGGCAAGGTTATTTTCCTCTTCGTCATGAAGGCGGGGGCAATATAGATGAAAAGGTTTTTACAAGACAGCTTAAAAAAATTTTAGAATTACCGTGTGATAAAATATTTCATAATGCAATTTATGATGTAGGGTGGTTACATCAAATGGGGCTAAAGGTTCACGGCCGTATTATTGATACGATGATAGCCGGTCCTTTGGTAAATGAAAACGAACCCAACAGATTTTCTCTTGATGAGTTAGGAAGAAAATATGTAGGAGAAAAAAAAGCGCAAACTGCTTTATATGAAGCAGCTAAGGAGTGGGGTGTTGATGCAAAGACTGAGATGTGGAGACTACCTCCCATGTATGTGGGCCACTACGCTGAACAGGACGCATCCCTAACATTAAAACTATGGGGCGTGTTAAGACGTGAAATAGTTAAACAAGAACTTATAGATGTATTCAAATTAGAAACAGATTTATTTCCTGTTTTATTTGAAATGAAAAAGAAGGGAGTAAGAGTAGATGTCGATCACGCAGAGAGAACAAAAAAATCTTTATATACTACAGAGAAAAAGATACTTAAAAAAATCCATGAGATTACAAATATCCACGTTGATATTTGGACTCCGACATCTGTCGCCAAGGCTTTTGATGCGGCAGGGATATCTTATGAGCGCACTGAGAAGTCTAAACAGCCTCGCTTTGACAAGGACTTTTTGTCGAATCATTCTAATCCACTTGCAAGGTTGGTTGTTGAAGCTCGTGAGATTAATAAGGCGAGAACCACGTTCATTGACAGTATCCTCAAGCACGAGATCAAGGGGCGGATTCATGCTGAAATAAATCAAATGAGAAATGAGCAGGGAGGCACGATCTCTGGTCGGTTAAGTATGCAGAATCCAAACCTGCAACAAATCCCTGCTCGCAATAAAGATATAAGCCCTTTAATTAGAAGACTATTTATTCCTGAAGAAGGACAGACCTGGGGCTGCTTTGATTATTCTCAACAAGAGCCACGTCTTCTAGTACATTATGCAGCCTTAACTAAGCTTGAGGGGGCACAGCATTTAGTCGAAGGATATCAATCCGGCAACATAGACTTTCATCAAACTGTAGCAGACATGGCAGGCATTGACCGTAAACAAGCAAAGACAATTAATTTAGGCATGATGTATGGTATGGGCAAAGCTAAATTAGCAAATGAATTAAATCTTACAGAATTTGAAGCTGAAGATCTTTTTTCTAAATACCATACTAATGTACCTTTTGTTAAACAACTAACTAAGAATGCACAAAAACGAGCAGGAGATGTAGGTTTTATTAGAACAATCAAAGGACGCAAATGTCGTTTTAATTTATGGGAGCCATGGGAATTTGGAGCAGGACTACCTCTTCCTAAAAAACAAGCTGAACGTGAGTATGGTGGGTTCACTAGAATAAAAAGAGGGTGGACATACAAAGCGTTGAATAGATTAATACAAGGCAGCGCCGCTGATCAAACTAAACAAGCTATGGTTATCCTATATGAAGAAGGTTTCTTACCTTTAATACAGGTTCATGATGAACTCGATCTTTCTTTTGAATCAGAAGAGCAAGCGAAGAAGATCATTGAGGTAATGGAACATTGTGTAGAATTAAATATACCCAGTGTAATTGACTTAGAGAAAGGTCCCTCATGGGGGGAGGCAAAATAATATGGCATACGCAAATAAAAGACAAGAAAGGTATATTATGACTGAAAAAGGAAAAGAAGCTATTAGAAGATCGAGAAGAAAAGAAGCAGCAAAGTTACGTGCTACTCCAGACGGAAGAATAACTTTAAGATACCGAAAGATTAAATGTGAATGGGGAAAACCTGTTGCTGACTGGTGGCTTAAACAAGATACAAAGTGCCCTGCATGTGGCCCACATGTTCTTTATGACAAAGCTCCCACACGAATAAAAGGAAGAAGCAATGAATCAGAATTAGTTATTGATCATGATCATCGATATACAAGAAAAGATTACAGAAATAATTCAGATCTTTTACCAAGAGGTATTTTGTGTCACCGACATAATTTAGCTTTGGGTATGGTTAAAGAAAATAAAGAAGAACTTAAAAGAATGATAGACTATATAAAGAAATTAACTGTTGGTAGGAAGGTTTGATGTAGGGGTAACAGGAGGAGCAACACGACGCAATGTCCAACCGTAGCGTTCGCTATAGTATGCCTGAGTTTTGCACACTTTTTCAA